CATGCCGCGCACGGTCCGGGTGTTGCCTGTGGTGGTCTGGTCGAGGATGTCTCCGGCGGCGCGAATGCCTCCGGTCGTGATCACCTCGGGGGTGTCGAGGATCAGCCGGGTGGCGGCCTTGAGCGTGACGATGCCGCCGCGCCCGAAATGGATGCGGTCGCCCTCGTCGGTGTACAGGGCCACCTCGCCGTTTTTGAGGCCCTTGAGGCGATAGCGGCGATCGTCCACGGCGATGAGCACCGTGTTGGAGCGCTGCCCGCCGACGGACAGGGCGATGCCCTCGGCACCGGGATGCGGCACCGAGGTGAACCCGTACTCCTGGAATCGCTCCAGGCCGTCCATGACCTCGCCAGCCAGCAGCCGGGCCTGCATTGCCTGCATCAGCGCGCCATCGTCGGTCAGGGTGATCACCGCCCTGGTCACCACCATGGACAGGCGGCGGCGGATGGGTGCCAGGAGTTTGGAGAGTGCGCGCATCACATCAATCCCTCGTCTTCGTCGGGCTCGGGCAGGGCCAGCAGGGCAAACGCCTCGGGCGGGCACACGGTCAGCTCGGCCAGCTCGCCCTGGCCGGACAAGATCAGCGACACGCCCGAGATGAGCAACGTCTGGTCCACCCCGATAAAGGCGTCCCGGAGCGTGACCAGCCGGTTGGGAGCCCACAGCCCGCCCGCGTGGGACCAGCCGCGCACGGTCACGGTCATGGTCCGGCCACGGCCATAGCGGACGTTGCGCTCCCACTGGGCGCGCTCCGCAGCCGCTGCCGGGTCGATCTGCTCCTCGGCCAGCACGGTCAGCGGACGGTGGCGGCCCACGCCCTTGTCGCGGGCCTGGCCTGCGGGCTGGGCTGCGGACTCGCCAAACCAATCATCCGAGCCGGACGACTGGCCCTTGACCGTGTAGACCGAATAGCGGTCGCGCCCGGAAAAGCGCGCGCCGCACGACAGGATGTTGGTCCCCAGGACCAACGGGGTGGAGACCCGCGAGGACGAAACCCGCGACAGGACCAGATTGCCCAGGCCGTCCGAGAGCAGGAGCACGGCGCGGACCCTGGCGGCGGCCTCCAGTGTCTCGTAGACTGAGTCGCCCTCGTTGTTCTTGAGGCGCTGGAAAGCGGCGGCGCACGGGGCTTCGATCTTCACCCCGATGCCGTATGGCGCGCACAGCTCGCGGGCCACGCCCGGTAGGGTGCGCCCGGAGAATTGGATCGACGGGGCCGAGCAGTCCACCAGGTCGCCGGTGGCGTCGCGGCCGGACACGGTGACCGTGTGCGATCTGGCGTCGTAATCCACGGACACGTCGTCCACGTGGCCGGTGATGACCGGCGCGCCGTCCACCAGCACAGAGCAGGTCATGCCCGGCCTGATCGGGCGGACGACGTCCTGCCCGGCCCATCGCTCGGACACGGCCAGCTCGAAGGAGCCCGCCACCTGCTCCATGGACCTATTGATGGTGATGGAGGTCCAGCCGCCATACAGCGTGCCGTCGACCTTGAGCCGCACGTCATGATCAGGCATCGACCAACACCTCCAGGGGCATGCCGCCGGGTACGGCTCCAGGCCGCCTGACCCGGTTGCGGGCCACGATATCCTCGGCGCGCCCGGCGTCGCCGTATATCTTGTGGGCCACGACCAGCGCCGGGATGGTGGAGGTCGGTGTCCACGTGCCCAGCCGGGCAAGGTCCGCGCCACGGGCGGTGATGTCCACAACCATGGCCGTGCGCAGGTCGGTCAGGGCCAGATAGACGGCGTCCGGGGCTGATGCGGCAGTCGTGTCCAGGGCATCGGCCAGCGAATCGCGCAGGGCGGCGGCCTGGTCGTAGCTCTCGTACTCCAGCGTGGCGCTGCCCCTGGCCGCCTCCACCAGCGCGGCGCGGCGCACCAGATCGGTCACGGCCTGATCGTTGGCAGCGGCTTGTATCCGGCCCGGCGTTGCGGGCACGACGGTGGACGGAGTGGCCCCGGAGTAGAGACTGGCCAGGGCCGACTGGGCGGACCATCCGACAGTGCCTCCGGAGGAACTGCCCAAAAAAGAAATCAGCCCCAACAGGCGGGAGGCCAGGGATTGCGGCATGCCGACCAGAGAGGTCACGTCGCCATGCAGGGCGGTGGCCTGGGCGAACAGCGTGGAGGCCGACATGGCCGGGAGGGCCGCCAGCTCGGCGGCGCTGCGGATGGAGGCCACACCCCTGCGCACCGACACGATGCCGGACTCGCGCACCCACTCCGAAAACTTGGAGGTGGACCAAGTCTCGGCAAAATCCTCTTGCAGTGTCAGCCCGGCCTGATCCGCCTGCGCGCCGACCGCCCAGGAGGTGTCACGGACCGAATCCGGCTCGGCGCTGTCGCCGGTCTCCACAAAGGACACCTTGAAGCGCACCAGGCCGCCCTCGCGGGTGGACTCCTGGCGCGAGAACTCGGCCACGGCCACACGCCTGGAGCCGAGATAGGGATGAACCAAGGTGGCTGGCCCGCCCTCCTCCAGCGCACCCATGAGCTCGTCGGCACGCGACAGGTAGTCCGCTCCGAGCAGATAGCACTCCACACTGTACATACGGCCCTTGCGGCCCATGTCCTCGGCGTAGGGCAGATCGCGCAGCGGATACTCGTGCTGGACCAGCCTGCGCCCGCCGGTGAGGGTGTGTGCCTCGACGAAAAAGGCGACGCCCCGGAAGGAGGCGTCATGCAGCATGTCGCGCCAGCTCACCGGCCCACCCCCGGCATGTAGGGGCCGGTGTCCACGTCGACATTATCGAAACCGCGCTGATTGACCCGGCTGACCTTGACACGGTCATCCGTGACCGTGATGTCGAGGGTGGCCTTGGCCGGTTCCGCGCCGGTCCACTGGCTCAACAGCTCACCAAGCCGGTCGCCCACGTTGCCGCCAGCCCAGGCCCCGGCCAGTCCACCGCCGATGCCGCCGACCGCCGCGCCGATGGCCGTGCCGAGTCCCGGCACGATGCTGCCCAGGGCCGCTCCCAACTGTGCCCCGGCCACGGCTCCGCCCCAGCCGCCCAACCCGCTGCCCACTGCACCGCCGCTGGCCTGGATTTTTTGCCCGGTCGACAGCTCGTCGTCTGTCCAGGCGTTGTAGAGACCGTACCCCGTGCCAGCCAGCGCCAGCGCGCCCCCGGCGCGACCGGCCCACTTGCCAGCGCCGGATATGGCACCGCTCAATCGCGCCCCACGACTGGCCACTGAACGACCGGTTTTGGTCGAGCCGCCGCCCATCTCGCCCGGCAGCAGCGACATCTTGGAATTGACCACGTACACGGGCAGCGGCAGCTTCATGCCACCCAGGCCAGCCGCCCCAGCGGCTCCGGCCAGCCCGCCGCCCCGGCCAAACAGGGACCGCACCCCGGTATACGCCTTGCGGGCCATGACCAGTGCGCCCAAGCCAGCCGCCCCATAGCCGAGCACGGACATGGCCGTGTCCGCGCCCTCCGAGCCCAGGGTGTCCAGCGCGCTGGCCACGGCCCTGATAGGCGTGGCCAGATTGCTGTCCGCAAACTTCGACCACGCTGTGTACAGGGATGTCAGAGCTGCAGAGGCATCCTTGGCGGCGCGTGCTGAGTCAGACAGAGACGTTGTCCCGTCTCCCTGGACCTCCATGAACTTCTGCAGGTTGTCTAGCGACCCGGTCCGTTTGAATTCACCTGCAGCCTGGTTGAATGCCCTGATTGCCTCGGCGTCGAAAATCTTGGCCAGAGCGCGGGTGGGGCCATCGGCCTTTTTGATGACCTCTTCCATGATCTCGTTGACGGGGCGCAAAATATCGTCATCACCCCAGACCTTGACGCCTAACCGGGCAAGGTCTTTCAGCTTGCGCGGGTCCGTCATGGTGCGCATCACTGCCTCGAACGCAGTAGCCGCCTGCTCTGACGAACCTGTACCCATACGGATCATCTGGAGGGCCGCACCCATCTCGCGCAGAGCTTGCGCGCCGGTTCGCCCTGTCGCGGTATAGGCCGTGATCACACGAGGGCCAAGCGCGGCGAGATTCTGCATGGTGAACGCACCCATCTTGCCCTGCTCGTTCAAAGTGTCGAACGCCTCCAACACCTCCCGAGAAGAGGCAATGCCCATCTTCTGGAACTCGGCAAAGAGCTCGCCGATGCTGGCACCAGCCGCCCCGGCCGCCTGGATGGCCACGCCGATGTTGCGCACGTTCTCTTCCGCAAACTTGAGATCACCGGTTTTCTCGACAATGGCCTCGATGGCCGAGGTGATCTCACCGGGATCCACCCGGATGTCCGACATCTGGGCCGTCTCGTAGATGCTGCGCTTGAGCTCGTCCATCTGCGCGGCTGACGCTGACGCCTGGATGCCCAGGCGGGTGAAACGCGTTTGCAGACCCATGACCATCCTGGCTGTGCCCGCGCCTGCCGCGCCCGTTATCAGGGCGGTGTAGCGGTTGCCCAGGGCGTCGAGCCCACGCCCGGCGCTGGCCGCCGCGCTGCGCAGTCCGGCAAAGGCACGGGATCCACGCTGGCTCATGGAGGCCATGGCGTCGCCGTAGCGTTTGGCGCTGGCCGCCAGGTTGCCGGCCAGGTCGAGGGATATGGAGGTGCGCAGGTTGCTCATCAGGGACTCACTTCAGGTGATTGAGATAGCGGATCAGCCGCCGCAGCGGCAGGCCGAGAATCTCCGCCTCGGCCCACCGGGTGCGGCTGGCCAGGGTCAGCACGAGCCGCTCCAGGTCATTCGTGCGCCCCATCAGATCGCCCCCGGTCCGCCCCCTGGCGGGCCAGGGCCATGGCCACGGCGGCGTCCAGCCGGTCGGCCTCGGCCTGGATCATGCCGAGATCGTGGGGTGTCAGCCGCTTGAGCTCCTTGAGGGATATCGGCCCCTGCACGTTGCCTATGCTCACTATCTGG